TCGCTGGGACCGGCGTCAAGCTGACCTCGCCGGGCGCAGCGGTCGCGCTGATCCGGGCGCTGGTAACGACCCCGATCGTCGGCGGCACAGTCACGGTGGTGATCACTCCGTGACGACCCGGGTACCGCTGCCGCCGGGCTGCTACGGCGTCAAGGTCGAGGACACCGGCCGGGAGTACAACCGTACCCCGGGCGGAACAATCACCATGAGCGACGCCGACGCAGCCAAGATCAAGCACAGCTCGGCGGGGATCAACGGCATCCTGTCGGCTGACCGCATGACGGCGATCGGTACCCGGATCGGACAGGTTTGTACCAACCCCGAGTGCCGCCGGGTGTGGCAGGCGTGGACTCACACGTGCCACACGTGCGGCAGTCCAACCGAGAGAGAAGGCACAGAGTAGCTATGGTTCTCTACGCGAGACAGGATATCCTGTCGGTTGCCCCGTCGGGCGGGTGCGGCCGGTCCCACAACCGCCCCATCCTCAGCGAAGATGACGACGGCGAGATCACCTACGTACCGGTCTGGGGCATCAACTGCAAGCCGTGCGAGTCGATACTCAACGACGACGTTCAGTGGAGCAAATCGCGGCACCGGATTCCCTTGACTCCCGACCAGGTCCAGGAGCTGGCTGATGCCAAGGAGGAGGCCGAGCGGACTCTGCAGCTTGAGCAGCTCCGGAAGATCCGCGAGGATGCTCAGCTACGGGCTCAGCAGGCAGCCGTGGCGACGAGCGACGAGGTAGCTGGCGTAGCGCCAGTGATCACCGGCCGCGAAGACGGCCCGTCCGGTGGCTCCGCGAACTCTACGGGGAGCACGGCGGCCGACTACGGGGCGCTGTCCAAGACCGATCTCAAGGACCTCGCCAGGAACCGTGGGCTGCCCGTGGGCGGTACTCGCGAGGACCTCATCGCACGCCACGTCGAGCACGACAACGGGTAAGTAGGGAGGCCCGGTGCCACCGTTTGCCGGTCCGGGTACGCCGTACATTACCCCGGCCGTGTTGAAGCGTGCTCCGACCGGCATCGACTGGACCTCGATCCCGACCAGCCGCAGCAGCACCCAGGAGCAAGCAGCCGAGCAGACTAACATCTGCATGCGCTCGACCGGCATGGTCGACCTGCACGCGAGCCAGGTACTGCGGGCGACCCTCGATACCGAGTATTTCGACGGGCCGGACTGGAAGGTCACAATCAACCCCACCACGGGGGTGGCCCGGGTCCAGTGTGCCAGGTGGCCGATTCTGCAAGTTCTATCGTGCCAGGTGTCCCCCTCGGCTGGCTTTCCCCGTTCGTGGACGACGATTGATCTCGGCCAGATCGACATCGAAAAGCCAGCAATCGGCGTCTACGGTGCGAGCCAGCCAAGCGACGATGTGTCGGGCGGGTCGGCCATCCTGCTTGGCCCTGGGGCGATCGACTGGTTTGCTGGGCGCCGTGGCTGGCGTATCATGTTGCAATATATCAGCGGCTGGCCACATACCTCGCTCACCGCCGCGGTTGCTTCTGGGGTGAACCAGATCGCTGTTGACGACTGCACGGGCTGGGCGCCCCAGCCCGCAAACCAGAACCTGCCGAATATCGATGACTTCGGTGCGGTCGGCGTCATCTACGACGGCTTGCAGCAGGAAATCGTCACTTGTACTGCCGCGACAGCCCAGTATGGGCCGGGCACATTGACGTTTGCTACTAGCACGCTGTACCCGCACGGGAACACGGTGCTGCTCACTACGCTGCCGCAGACCGTCATCGACGCGGCGATCAACTTCTCGGCTGCTCAGGCCCTGGAACGTGGTGCTACGGCAACCACCGTCCAGAGCACAACGGGCGGAGGCGGCGACACCGGAGGACCGGTCAGCGCTGAAACGCTGCGCAAGTGGGCAACCGAGTCGTGCCACAAGTTCGCGCGGGTGATCTGATGCCGCTCGCGTCCACGATGGCTTACGTCAAAGGTCTCCTGGACGGCACCAAGTGCCCCGGCCAGTCCAGGTTCATTCGCGCGTACGTCGCGCCACCCGACCCCGAGACGAACAACCGCGAGCCGCACGCCTACATCTGGACCTCCCGGGGCAACGAGCGGCGAGCTACCGGACCGCGCGGCGCTGCTCCGGCGAACACCCGGGGCCAGTACGTCCAGACAGCTCCAGCCGGGTGGAAGACCTTGAGCCACTCGATCGATATCTACCTTACCTGGTTCGACGACAACAGTGATCCGCAAGGCGACTCTACCTTCCCGTTTGTGGTGGACATTGTCCTGGCTGTGCTGCGGACGACGCAGATGCCGATTCTGATCACGGACCCGGGGACCGGACAGAAGTCGCAGCTCGTCACTCTCGGCCGCGACATGAGCTGGGAATACATGCCTATCAAGGCAACCGCAAGTCAGCGTATGTGGCGCCTGGACGCGCTTATCACTGCTCCCACCGAAGAATGGATCCAGGCATGACCGAATACAGGTATCACGGCAACGACAAGCGCAGCTACCCGGACCGGATCCACCCCGAACACCAGAACGGCGTGCTGTGGGTCGATCCCGACGAAATCATCGAGTTCGGAGACCAGATCCCGCCGGAAGACGGCCTGTGGTCCTCACTCGACCCAGAGACCAACGAATGGGTCCAGTGGACGCGGCCAGGTCCGGCGCCCAGCATCGACGAGGGTAGCGTAGACGAACCCCCGTCTGATACTATCAACGCAGCGGAGGATGGCCCAGGCACAGGGGCGGCTTCCGGTGGTGAACCCCAGGAGGAGTAAACCATGCCGCTCACTGTGCCGACGACGATCTTCTCGTCCGAGGAGAGGTTCGTCAACGTCGTCCGCGAGGCGACTCCGGGGACCATCCCGGCCAGCTCGGGAACTACATTTCCGATCGTCAACTTCGAACCAGAAGACAAGCTGCTCAAGCTGCCAGACGAGGGCCTGCGCGGTGCCATGGGCAAGACCTACGGCATCCAGTTCGGTCCCCGGTACGCTGAGGCATCGATCGGCGGTCCGGTCTTTGCGGACATGATCGGCCACGAGCTGTACAACATGCTGGGCGACTACACCCAGAGCGCGACCGCCGCGACCCCGAACACGACCCTGACGTCTTCCCCCGCCGTGGGCGCGACCACACTCAACGTCACGTCGGGCACATCGTTCACCGTGAACATGTGGATTCAGGTCGACACCGGGTTGCTGTCCGAGATCGTCCAGGTGCTGTCCTCGACCACCAACACCATCACCCTGCAGACAACCACGCCGATCCGTATTCCTGGCCACAGCGCCAGCGCGACGGTAACCAACACGACGATTGCGTCGGCCGGATACAACAACATCTTCTCGCTGCTGAACAGTACGAACAACCCGGCCACCGCTCCTCCCGGGTTCGGCCAGCCGATCACCCACACCTACACCGACCGTACCCTGGTCCCTGCAACCGGCCTGGCTCGCCAGTATGCCTACTCGTGCTTCTCCGAGCTGACTTTCACCGGCAACGCCGAGAAGCTCACCGAGTGGAACGGCGCCTTCTCGGCGTTCGCTGGCCAGATCGCAGCGTCGGCGCCGTCCCCGTCAATCTCGACCGCCACGGTCTGGCCGGACTTCAACACCCTATTCGGCCTGAACGGTGTCGTATCCGGCGCTCCCATCTACGACATCTCCGAGTGGTCGATCTCGATGAGCCGGAAGGTGGAGCCCTACTTCACCAACAGCGGCTCGTTCAACCCGTACGTGATCGCCAGGGGACCGCTGGTCGTAACCGGCAAGCTGACATTCGCCCCCGCCGTGGACGAGACGGCGCTGCTTTACCTGCTCAACAACACCCAGCCACAGATCCAGATTCAGGCATTCAACGGCCTAACTGGAGCAAACAAGGCTGGGCTGCAGTTCGACATCGTCCTGGGCGCGTTCGACACGTCGAAGATCAACGCCAGCCGGTCGCTGTTCGGCTACGATGTCACGTTCGAGGCGGTCTCGACCAACCTGACCGCCAACTCAGTCACCACGATTGGATGGAGTGCAGGCTACAGCCCGATCAAGGTGACCCTGGTAAACACAACCCCGATCTACTAGGCACAGGAAGGCACAGAATGGAGCACAAGCTACCCTCCGGGGCAACGGTCGATGTCCGGCCCATCCAGTCGCTAAAAGGCAAGGACAAGGACGTGGTTGACGCGTCAGTCCGGCTCACTCTCGGGTTCGACTCCGAGGGCAACCTGAACACGGACAATCTGCCGATCTCGATGGGCATCGCTGCTATCAAGCGCAACGCGCTTATCGCGCGCCTGCTCAAGGGCTGGACCTGCACAGACGGCGAGTCCGCAGACATCTTGCCACTTCCACGGTGGGACGAGGACCATGTCGACAACGAGGAGTCTATCGGGGAGCTGCCGATTGACGACTTCAACGCGCTACTGGACCTGGTCGCGCCCTACGAGAAGAAGCTCGACCGGCGTCCGGACCCAAAAGGAACGACTACGGCAAACTCAAGCTCTACCTCGAAGGCAAGGTCAACCGGCCCCCAGAGGGTCTCAGCGCGCAGGCACTGAGAGACATCGTCTACATCATCAACTACGGGATCACGCCGACGGGAGGGGGACGAGAGGAACTCCCGCTCGAAGTGGATGTCTGGCTACTGGCCACACAGATCTGCCTGAACCGAATACAGGAGGAGGCTCGTGACACCTGAGGAGCTGCCAGCCTACCTCGACCGGATGAGGCAGCGGGTGGCCGAGCGTGGACCCAAGAATGCGGCTTACGCTATGGCCAGGCGCTTCCACGAGTACGAGACGACCGACGTCCTGATCCGCAACACCCACCCCCGGCTAACCAGGACGCCATCCGCACCGGGTTCGCCTCCTGCCCTGGTGACCGGCGCGCTCCGGCGCTCGTTGCGGCTGTTCCCCGCCGTGGGCGCCGGGACATACCGGGCGATGTCCAAGGTGATACCCCAGATCATCTACGCGCGGATTCAGGAGATGGGTGGCACGATCGTCCCGCACGGACACCCCTACCTGCGATTCCGGGGGATCGGCGGGAAGATGATCTACGCGCGCTCCGTGAAGCTCCCCGCGCGCCCGTACATGCGCCCCGGGCACCGGGACCTGGTCCGCGACGGGAGCCTCACGAGGGCAGCCGTAGCCGCAGTGAAAGACCTGATTGCTGGTGGCTGACGAACTCGACCCGGTAACTCAGCAATTCTATGCCGACTTCCAGCGGTACGTCGAGCCGATGGCCGATGCCGTCAAGGAGGGCAAGCGGTTCGCTAAGGAGAACCGCGAGCTGAGTAACCAGATCCGCCAGCTCACCGAGGTTGTCAAGCAGATCCGTGACGCACTGGTCGAGGACAGCCAGGCACTGGGCGAGACGGCCAGCGACACCCGCGAACTGCGGGACGCGACGACCGAGACAGCCGAGGCTCTGGGCCACGAACGCGACGAGGCCACCGAGACAGCCGAAGAGATAAAGCGTGTCCGCGACGAGAGCCTGGAGGCCAAGGAAACCCAAGACCAGATGCGCGATGCCTCGATCGAAGCGGGCGAAGCGCTCGGCCACGTGAGAGACGAGGCACTGGAAGCGGCCGAGTCGGTCAAGGAGATGGGCGATCAGGCCGAACAGGCTGCAGCCAAGCTGGACCTGATGGGCCTGTCTGGGCTCGGGCTGTTTGGTCCGCTGCTCGGGATGCTCGCTGCCATGGTGGTGGCGGTCGCAGCGGTCGCTCCTGCCGTGGTGGCGATGGGCCTGGGCTTTGCCGCGTTCGGCGCCTTTGCTATCCCCACACTCAAGACGATATTTGGAGCGATAGGAGACACTAAGGCCCAGCTCGACAAGCTGCCTGCGCCGATCCGCATGGTTGTTGGCGAGGTAAAGAATCTGGAGGGTGAGTGGAAGGGCCTGAGTAAGGCGTTCCAGTTGCCCGTGGTCCAGATGCTGTCCCAGCTCCTGGGCGTGGCCAGCGACCTGCTGCCCAAGGTGATCCCGCTGGCACAGGCCGGGGCAAAGGCCATGAGTGGCCTGGTCACGGCAATCAGTACCGGCCTGGAGTCGAAGGGATTCAGCGACTTCCTGTCCACGATGACGCGGCTGGTCGTTCCCGCTACCCAGGCGATTACCCACCTGGCCGGAGCCCTGCTTGGCATACTAGGCCATGCCCTGACATCCCTTGCCCCACTCAGTGCGCCGTTCATCAATATGGTCGCGATGCTAGTCAAGGCGCTGAGCGGTCCTCTGGTTGCGGCGCTCCACGGCGTTGTCATGCTGTTTGTCGGAGTCGGCAAGGCACTAACTCCAATCCTGCCTGTCCTGTCGGCCATCGCCAGCGCCATCCTGAACGATATGGCGTCCAGCTTCGCAGAGTTCCTGCCAGTCCTGGACAAGGTCGTCGCCGCCCTGGCTAAGTTCCTGATCCCGACGTTCAAGGCCCTGGCTCCGGTCATCGAGAACGCGCTGACACCCAACTCGCCGTTCATGACAGCGCTGAGCATAATGGCCGACGTGCTAGCCCGGGTACTTCCCCTGCTGGGCAAGCTAATCGGGCTCCTGATCACGCCGGGTATCGCCCGGATGGCCGTAGACATCATCAGCCTGGTGATCGCATTCAAGGCGCTAATGGGCATCATTGCCCTGGTCCGGGGCGCCATGGCACTGCTCACCGCCGTGATGGATGTCAACCCGTTCTTCCTGATCATCACCGTGATCGCCCTGCTGGTCGTCGCGTTTATCGAGCTGTGGGATCATTGCAAGGGCTTCCGCGATTTCTGGAAGGACGCCTGGAGGATCATCGAAGATGCGGCGATGTCGGCCTGGCACTTCATCGACTCCACCTTCCACGAGCTGATGAACGCAGCAACGGACGTGGTTGACTGGATCCGCTCACACTGGCGGATGCTGGCGATCATCCTGCTCGGCCCGATGGCGCCGGTAGCCGCGCTGGTGATATTCATCGTCGAGCACTGGAACACGATTCGCAGTGCGACCGCGCACCTGGTCAGCGACGTGGCCAACTTCTTTAGTAGCTTGCCTGGCAAGATCGCCTCAGTCCTCGGTCACCTGGCCTCGATCCTATACAGCATAGGCGAAAACGCCATTATGGGCCTGGTCCACGGTATCGAGAACATGGCCGGGTCGGTCCTGGGCGCAGTTGGCCATATCGCTAGCCTCATACCCAGCGGGCTAAGCAAGATCCTGTCAATCTTGTCACCGTCCCAGGTCATGTATGCCAAGGGACAGTACATCGTCCTGGGCCTGGTCCACGGTATCCTGTCCGGCGCCGGGCTGGTCACTAGTGCTATGAATCATATTGCTGGCCTGGTCAAAGGCGCTACCGCCACGGTCGGCATCGCTACCGGCTCGGGTACTCCTGCGGCAGCCGCAGCGGGCAGTTCGTCCGCCGGGACCCAGCTCCTGTCCACCAACGTCATCGTCCAGCTTGACGGCAAGCGGATTGCGGCTAACCAGCGGATGCAGTCGCGGGTGTTCAACCGCCGCAATCTGACGACCAGCTACACGCTCAGGACCAGGTAATGGCGCTGGCTCCAGGCGTCGTCCTCAACACGTGGACAGGCGCGTTCCCCCGGCCCAGCGGCTATTCCATTCTGAGTCCAGTGTATCTGCCGACTGCCATACCGATTGTCAACACTGGCACCGTGGGCGAGGGTGGGGCGGCAAACTGGCTGCTGTGCGTGGCGACCTGGCGGCAGGACGCGGGCCAGGCAGCCACGGTGTTCGAGGAAACCACCGTCAACATCCGCGACGACGCTCACAACTTCTGGCTTCCCCTGTCTACTCCGCCAGCGCCTACGGCACAGTCAAGCGCGATCGTCCAGCAAGCTGTGTGGATTGCGCCCGCAGCTCGCGCAGCGAACTATGTCTACGTCTCGCCTACCGGCTACCAGCAGTCCCTGCTTGTCCAGGTGTTTGAGATTTCTGCTGCCTGCCCCTGGTACCTGACCGCCGTGCAGCAGCTAGGCACCCACATCGGCGGGACGTCGATCACCGAGACGTTTACCCCAACGAGCGGCCTGTTCGCCATCGGCGTCTTGAGCTACGACAACAACAGCGTTACTCCCACGATCACTGCCACGGGCTGGACTCTGGCCAACAATACCAGCACTACCGACGGTACCGACCACATATCTGACCTAACCACCTACACCTACTACGCTCACGCTACGGGATCGGCCCTGACTCTGTCGGCCACGTTCAGCGGCTCGGTTGACTCGGCCTGCACGCTGATTACTGCCCCGGGGATCTTTACGCCAATCTCCATGCCGTGGACGTGGAGCAACCCGGCCTGGCCGATCGTCATCACCGAGATCGGCTCAGGCTCGTATGTAGCCGACCCCGACGACCAGATCGTCTGGACCGACATCAGCGTCCGGAATGGCATCGCCCCGGACGGCGGCATGACGATCAGTCGCGAGGTTCAGTACGAAGACCAGACGCTCACGGCGGGGACGCTGACCTGCAGTCTGGACAACGCCGACGCGGCATTCACGCCGAATAACCCTGCCTCGCCGTTTTATCCGGTCGATACCGACATCCCGTTTAGGGTCCGGGCAGTCTGGCCCCTGTCGGCAAACCCGTACGGCGTCCTGTTCTCCGGGTACACCGACCAGATTGAGCCACAATGGGACCCAGACGACTTGCGGGGCTGGGTGGCCGTCACCGCCGTGGATGCGTGGTCGCGACTCACCGCAAGCATGCAGAACGCTGCGGTTTGCGATTACCTGGACGACTCGCCCTACGCGCTGTGGGACTGTAGCGATGCAGTTGGCTCAGCGACCGCTGCGAACGGCGCCCCCGGAGGAGTAGCCCCGCTAGTCCAGCAGCAGAGCAAGTACGGGGCTGGAGGTACCACCGCCGCATTCGGCGCAGACTCGCTGGAACTTCCGGGCGACCCGGGCGCTACTGGCTGGCAGCTTACCGGCCTGACCGCGTCTGGCCAGAAAAACGAGGGATACTCTCTCGTCCACCTGCCGACTAACCCGGCGACACTGCCGTCGATCGCCAGCGGCGTCACGGTCGAGTTTTGGCTGACGCTCGCTCAGGTCCAGGCCGGAGTCAACTGGAACGGGGTTCTAGCTGCTGCGATCGGTGCCAAGAACCCGCTATGGACCCTGACCATCAACGCCACCACGGGCGCTATCATCATGACCGTATGGGACAAGATCACCCAGGCGACAACGGCGACGACGATCAATGCGCTCGACTGGTGGAACCAGATACCGTTCGTTACAGTAGCATTCAACGAGACCAACTGGACTGTCCGGTTCAACGCCGGATCGCCGGGTGGCTGGTCAGCGTCGGGGACCTGCGATTTCAGCTCTGTCTATAACGGATTCGTGTTTAACGGCCTGAACGTCCCGTATGCCGGGCTCGCGGGCCAGTGCGTTAACGCGACTTATCAGGGTATCGCAATCTACCCAGAGATCCTGCCGCAGGCCCGCAGCGTTAGCCACTACCAGATTAGCGACACCGCCGCAGTCTACCTCTCAGGAGTAGTCAGCGAAAACGAAAACGACACTGAGCGGATCGCCCGGGTCGTCGGCTACGGTGGGATTATCCCGCCCCTGGCTATGCGGGGCAGCGACCTGATCGGTAACAACGACCTGATTACGGGCATAACTGACACCAGCGGTCAGATCAGTTCGGCCTACGCCACGAACATCGCCTCCTCCACGCTGGCGATGATGACCGTAGACGCGACCGGGGCGTTGCAGTACCGTCGCCGCTACGAATGGTACGACCGCTCGATCACGTCCTGGTCGATTGGTGATTCGGCTGTCCAGATACCCCTGAACAACAACCCGTTCTTTGCCAGTAATGTTGTGAGCTGGAGCTTCCAGAACGGGGCTACCGGTGTGTGGACGAACAACCCAGCCCTGCCCGCTGAGTTTTTCACCGCCGCGCGATGGAGCGGTAACGGCTCGACCAGCTTCCCGCAGATGGAATCGGGATCGTACGCCGTGTCTCAGGGCAGCTCGTACTACCTGGTCTCCTCCTGGTATTCGCCACAGGGCTACTCACAAGTAAATCTGATCATCCAGTGGCTGAATTCGTCGTTTAGCGTGATCAGCACCAGCTCAGCCAACGCGGTGCTTGGCGCAAACATGACCTCGATCGTCACTACCGCGCCAGCGCGAGCGCCTGCCGGAGCCGTCTGGGCGAACATATACTGCCAGGCAAACGGCACTCCAGCAAATACTGTCCAGTTCTACAACGGCACAGTCATGCTGCTGGCGGCCGGGCAGGTTCCGTACCTGGGCGATCTAAAGATGTCCCTGGACCGTGCTCAGGTGTACAACGCAGCGGTGGTAACCCAGTACGGCACGTCCACGACGGTGACGACCAACGGCGCATCGGGCACGTCTACCCAGAACAGCTCCGGCGTCACGGTCCGGGTCGAGAACAATGCGTCGGCCGCCAAGCGCGGATCGATCCCGCTGGTGGCTACTAGCTACGAGGCCAACACCCAGCAGCTCTCCACGTACCAGCCAGCGTACCCGTGCGTGGAAGACTATGCGGACTGGGTAACCAACGTCCAGAGCGGTCCGCTGCTCCGTGGCGAGAAAGTCACCATCGATCCTGCTAGCAACCTGTTCTCGTGGAACATGGCGGTCCAGGCCGACATCGGGGATGGCCTTGCTGAGATCCGCAGCCCAGGCGGGTACGGCGTATTGCTGTATGACCAGACTATCCGATCCAGGAATCCGGCAGCCTGGTGGCGCCTGAATGACGTAGCGGGCTCGGCCACGGCAGCCGACTACACGTCGAACGGATTTAGCGCTACGGCGTCAAACGTGTTCTTCGGAGACTCACCCGGAGCAGTCGCGGGCAACGACGCGGCGCTATTCTCGTCGGCGTCGCCCAGCTCGGCCCTGTCCAGCTTTAATCCGACCTCGACTACCGGATTCTCCGTGGAAGCATGGGTGAATCTGGCCGGACTGACCCAGTCAGGCAGTCCCCGCATCGTCTCGAACAGTAAGACCGATACCGACTTCGGCGGATTCGAGCTGATGCTCAACGGCGGGACTAACCCGCAGATCTACTTTGGCAACGGCACCACGGCGGGGAACGTGCTGTCCGGGTCGGCCCTGCCAACGAGCGGCTGGCACCATCTGGTAGGAACCTGGGACGGCACTACGATCCGTCTCTACGTAGACGGGCTGATGGTCGGTACCGCCGCGTTCAGCGGTAACCTAGCGGCTGGGACCGCGACAGGAGTGGGCATAGGTTATGAGCCGTCTGGATCTACCAGCTATCTGAACGCGGAGGTCGCAGAGGTAACGCTGTACGGGTTTGCTCTAACCTCTAACCAGGTGGTTGCCGACTATGCAGCGGCTCAGACCACGACCGACCAGATCACGATCAACGCCTGGGTCTCGGCCATCAACCATACGATCGACTTTAAGTCAGGCACCTGGACTGTGGACTATACTCCCACTACCAACCCGAATGCCAGCGTGCTACGATGCGACGACCCCGTGTGCGGGGTCCTCGACGGCTCGAACTATATCGGGTGGTAGCCAGTGTCAATGCCAACTTATCCAGCTCCCCGGACCTGGAGCGCGGACGACATCATCTCGGCCAGTCGCCTGCGCGCCGACCCGGTTAACCTGGCGTGGCTGCTGACCAAGCGTCCGATGTTTATCGGCTCGCAGCAGTCCACAGGGCAATCGTGTGCCACCGACGTAAGCCAGGCTGTTACCCTCGACACGGAAACCCTGGACGGATACAACGGACACGTCATCGGGTCGACCACATACAGCCCGCCGATTTCCGGATGCTACCTGTCGGAGGGCAGCGTAGGGTTCGCTAGCGCGTCTACGGCTGGTCCGTTCTCGGCGGGTATCCAGTTCAACCAGAACAGTGTCAACGCGATCGTCTGGGGCCAGACCTTCAACGCTAACGGCACTAACGACGCCGGTCCCCGGGCCAGCGACATCGGTGCTCTGAACGCTACGACGTTCGATTTTACCAACCTGATCGCGTTCCAGAACATCGGCTCAACCGTGAACCTGGCCACTCCTAACGGCGCATTCTTTAGCACCGAATGGGTAAGCCTGCTCCCCTCGGTCGGCACCAAGGTGACAAGCCCGCAGCCGGTCGAGCTGTGGCCCCCCAACAACGGCACGTCGATTGCCAACTCGGGTGGCATCGCGGCAGGTGCCACGTCGGTTACGGTCGAGAATGCGGCCGGGATTGTGGTTGGCGGTACCCTGGGCCTGGACTACTACGCGGGCCAGCAGGTGCATACGTACGCCGAGACAGTCACGGTGACCAGCGTCGCGGGTACGACGATCGGCATCTCGGCTACTAGCTACGCCCACGGCCAGTATGCTCCCGTCGCGGTTCCCGTGAGTGCGGCATTCCTCAATCAGCAGGTTCGCGACGTAATCAACTTCCTGGCCTTCCCGCCCGTGGCTCGCCTGAACAACATCACGTCCGCCCAGACGCTAGCCGCACAGACCTTGCCCGCCGGAACTGCGATTTCGTGGGAAGCAGCTAATATTGATACGTTCGGCGGCTGGAGCGCTTCTACTCCGACCGAGTACGTCTTTCCCGTGAGCGGCATCTATACAATTTACGGTCAGGTGTTCGTCCACAACTCGGCCAACAACGTGTCGGCGGGAATCGGCGTCAGCGGCGGAACGATTCTGTGGGGCGACTCGATCAAGTCAACCGGGTCGATTGCCCTGTGCGCCACGGTTCGCAAGACGATCCGGGTCACGGCTGGCCAGTACGTGCAACTGTTCGGCTCGGCCACTACCGCCGCACCCTTGCAGGCCAGCACTGCCAGCTCGGCCTACTCGACCTTGTGCGTCGTCTGGAGGTCGTTCTAGTGGCTACCTTCGCCGTACCGGCCGTTCCTGTCTTTCCCCCGGGATACCAGCCGCAGAACGCCGACTTTACTCTCTGGTGGTTCGATACCGCCGCGTTTCTGGAGACCAAGATGGCGTTCCGGGGCGACCAGGAGAACGCTGCTACGACGATTCCCGACACTGGCGCAGTGACCACGATCGGGCTCGACACGGCAATCGAGGACCCGTACGGCGGATTCAACGCCACGACCCACCTGTGGACTCCCCCGGCCGGATACTCCGGCTGGTTCGACGTCTGCTATACCCTGCGCACCGCCGCCCAGGCGGCGAACGGCATGCTCCAGATCGTCATGGCCGGTACATACAGCTATGCGATCGACCAGGCTCTGGGCTCGACTAGTACCGGAGCCGGAATTTCGGCCCAGTTCCGCTGCTACCTCGTGGGCGGGCAGGATTCAATCGGTCTGGCTGCTCAGCTAAAGAACGCTACCGCCAACTTGAACACGTCGATCACGGCTGGCCTGCGTTCTACGATGGAGATCATGTGGACAAGCCAGAGTTAGGCTCGTCCCGTCGCAGCAGTTCCTTTATCTTGGCGAAATCTTCGTATGTCTCGTGCAGCCGGGTGGAGTCCCGCAGACAGGCAGCCGGGTGGAATACCGGCAGATACCGGCGGGCCTCAGTCCGCAGCGGCGTTCCGTGGAACTTGCTGATCGACAGGCCCGGGAACACGGACTGGAACGCATACTTGCCGCATAGCACGACCAGCTCTGGACCGATGATCGCTAGCTCGTGGCGCAGGTAGATCCGGCCAGACAGTGTCTCGCCGTAGCGAGGATTGCGGTTGCCGGGCGGCTGGTACTTGACCAGATTGGTAACCCAGCACTGGCCGCGCTCGATCCCGCCATATTCCAGCAGCTTGCCTAGCAAGATTCCAGCGTCGCCGACGAACGGCCTGCCCTGCAGATTCTCATAGTAGCCAGGCGCTTCTCCCACCACGGCGATTCGGGCGTCAAACGGACCCTCGCCTAGGACCAGCGCTGCCCCGGTTTCGCGTAGCCCAGCGAACGCCGGGTCTACGCTTGTTCGTATGGCTAGGTCGGTTAGGCTCTTCGACTTCTCTGATGTGCTCACGGTATAGGGGCCTTATGTCGTCGGGGGGGATCCATGCCGGATCGCCCGTGAATGATTGCCGTCCGGCGATACACACACAGGTTAGCTGCACTCGCAGCCCTGGCCTGAACTGGACAATGAGCACGTGTTCGCGCTTGAGAGTCGGCACTGGATCACTTTCACGCAAATGGGGGGGCGGTGGTGCTCATCGCACCGGGGACAGTAGTGGTACCCGGCGTTGAACCACATGCAGCCGTCGGGGTCGTCATCCCCGCACAGGCAGCTAGGGGTAGGTGGGATGGTCACGGTAAGCTACGAGACAGGCCTCGCACAGATTCGCCTGTCCACGGAGGGGGAAGAATCCGTGTGGGCCGGACGGCTTCACCGTGGCGTCGGTGCTGGTAATTGTGCGGCCAGCCTCCAGCAGCCAGTTAACGAACTCGTCTCGTCCGCACTGCCACGATTGCGACCAGGTCTGGGTCCAGGGCGAAGTCCCGGTAGGCTTACGCCGGATTGTGGTCGCGCGACTGACGTGGTCGGCCTCTACGTAGTCCCCGCGTGGACCGCGCCACTCGTTTACCAGACTGGAGGTAGTCCAGCGCTCGTATCCGGCCAGCTCCAGGCGATGCCATAGCACCTGCATGGCGGCCGGGACGTCGAAGTCGGTTGCGACGCTAGTCATTGGTGATCACCCACGGCCGGTAGCTGTAGCGGGCGAAGAACGGGTCGCGGCGCCAGTCGTACCGGCCTGCTCGCAGAACCAGGGTCTGCAGGCCCCACGCCAGCCAATTCAGCCGGGACGCGGTTGCCTGGACTTCGAGAGGATGCTTCAAGTGGAAGCTGCTTGGCGAAATGTACGGGTGTTTGGCCGTGTTGATCTCGTGGAACACCTCGATCGTCCGGTCGTCGTAGCGCTCCTGGGCTCGGCTGCCACCACGTGAATGGCGGCCAGTTTCATTTGGCAGCACCCGGAACACCAGCCAGGTCCAGCAGACCAGGGCCAACGAGCAGGCCACCGCGACGCTTACACCTAGGAACATGTCCACTCCTATCCTCATGGTGAGAGAGGGACGTCCGGCCTGGTCCCGGGAGCGATTACCTCGCTCAACCCGTTGCGGTAAGCAGACCAGGCCGGACGTCCCGGGCGTCCCCGGGCGTCCCCGGGGGTCCGGCGGGGGGGATCCAGACCCCCGGGGGTGGGGGTACCTGACACCAGTCGAGCACATGGCTTGCCACCGTGTCAAGCTACCTGCCGCCTGCTACCCGCTCGATGACGTTCTGGATCGCCTCCTGGATCGACGGGAACGTCTCCAGAGCAGCATGGACGTTCTCCCCCTCGCCTAGCAGGCGAGCTATTTCTCGCTGCACCACCTCGTTCGGCAGCGACTGCTCTTCGCCCTGCATCCGGATTTGAGCCAGGCACTCCTGCAGCCATTCTTCGTAGGCTCGGAGTCCTTGCTTAATCGACTCAGCTTCGTCTGAGAAGTTAGTCAGCCGGGTCAGCATGCGGTCGCGATTGTTTGACATGACTCCTCTTGCCCTTCGTGCTCGGTTTCGGCCCCAGTTATGGTGCTTCGGCTCGCCGGACTGTCCCGGTCCGTGGAGGGGGGGCTCGCTCATGACACCGAGTCAACCACGGCACTTGCTACGGTGTCAATACACACTAAGGGCCGGGGATCGCTCCCCGGCCCTGCCGGACGGTTGGGTCAGACTTCCAGGTCGTCGTGGTCGCAGTGCTCGTTGCCCGCGAACGAGTGGCGGGCCACGTCGTCCCCGGCCGCGTTCCGCACGACGTGCGCGGTGTACTTGCGCTTGCCGTGCATCACAGTGACCTTACGGTTGGACGCCTGGGCAGCGCCGCTGGTGTCAGGCTCCGCGTCCCCGCTGGGCTCGTCCTTGTCCTTGGCGGGCTTAGCGGCCTTAGCGGGCTTGGGCTCAGCGGCCTTAGCCGCCTTCTCCTGGAGCAGCTTTGCTGCGCGCTGCATCTTGCCGATCAGGAGGTCCGAGCCACCGGCCTTGCTCATGTACTCGGTGGCCTGCTCGACCGTGACCTCGCCACGGCCGACCGCGTTGGCCAGGCGGGATGACATCCGGGCGTCGTGTCCACGGGCGAACCAGTTGTCGGTCTGGCCAGGGCACTGGCTGCCGGTACCGGTCAGGCACTGGCACTTGTGGGTGGTGTTGCGGGGCTTGGTGGGCGCCTTCTGCGCCGTGTCGGTTGCCATAAGACCATTAAATCATGCCGCATGACTCCGTGTCAAGTCAAGCGGCTACGCTGGCTGGCTCTTCCCCGAACACCCGTACGCGGATCCACTCGGAAAACAGCGTCGCCTTGCCGTCGTCTCGCTCTTGGTCCTGTGCCAGAACGCGGAGGGCTTCCCCCTCGTCCAGCTCGAACGCTTTGCACAGCTTCGCGAGCAGGCGTGTGCTTGGCATCCGGCTGCCACTGCGGAGACGACTGATCGAGGTATGGTCGTAGCCAACCCGCCGACCGACCTCCTTGTTAGTGATAGCCATGAGACCCATGATAACGCATCTTTTGACTGCGGGGCAAGTGGGGTGTTACCCTGGCGCCATGCCAATGACCAGGGCGCAACGCCAGTACCTGAACGGCGTGGACACCAGCGAGCTGATGGAGGTTGCCGACATCGCCGGTATCCTCGACCACGCCGCGCGCTTCCGCAAGCGCTACCAGCTTCCCGATACGACCATGGCCGCGCTCCTGCTAGAGATGGCTTCCGGTGCCCAGGCAGCGCTCGAGCGCGTCCACGAGGAGGGGACGGCCGACGAGGTCCGGCTATCGGTTAAGACCTGGTATATCGAACTGACACTCCTGGCGGCGGCGCTGACCAGGGTGGTGCGGGGCAAGCCTCCACTCACCGACCCGGCCGGGGCGGCACAGCCACTCACATTCGAGCAGGGGTCCCAATGGCGTTGAGGGTTATCAGCTACAGCGAACTAGACACGATGCGGCAGTGCCCGCATAAACATCAGCTAAGCTACATCGAGCGCTGGACTACGCAGCAGGCCACGATGTCGGCCCTGTCCAAGGGTACCGCGTGGCACGCCACGCTGGAGGCGCATTACCGGGCGCTCATGGCGCGGCAGAAGGGCGTCACCACCGGCCCTAGTCCCACCGACGCAGCGGCAGCCGTGATCGCTGAGCTGCCAGGCGAGCTAGCTACACTGATCGAGTGGATGTACTCGGGCCACTTGGAACACTGGGGCCTGGACGACCAGTGGCAGATTCTCGGCGTCGAGCACAATGCCCAGGTCCGGCTGCCGACCCCTGCTGGCGGCAACTCGGCGTTCATACTCAAGATCAAGGTCGATGTCGTCATCAAGGACCGGCGCCGGGGCAACATCTACGTGGTCGACCACAAGAGCGGCAAGGACCTGCCAAAGGCCAAGATGCTCGAACTTGACGATCAGTTCGGCCTGTACGTGTGGGGCCTGCAGCGCCTGGGCAAGAAAGTGTTCGGCTGCATGTACAATGCGGCTCGCACCTATCGCACCAAGGAAGCTCAGCCGCTCAATCTGCGATTCGACCGGATTCCCCTGTACCGGACCCCGGCCGAGTTGAAGATGATCGCGACCGAGGCGTACTTGACTGCCCAGGCCCGCTACCGGCAGCAAGCCGACTGCGAACGCCGGGGAATCGACGCTCCCCGGCACACTAACACCCAGACCTGCAACTGGCGCTGCGACTATGTCGAGGCGTGCCTGTTCGGGCGCAAGACTAACCCCCGCGACGAGCGTCAGTTCCTCCGGGACAAGAGCTTTACCCAGGACTTTTCGAGGCACTGATGGCCAAGAAACACAAGCCGTCTCCTGTTCCGGCCCGGTGCATCTGCGTGTGGCGCCGGATCGCCAAGAACGACTGGGCGAGGTTCCTGGAACACCCTCGGTGTCCTGCCCACGGCGGTCACCCCGCGTGGAGGCTGGTGGCCTTGACTGGAGGACAAACCCCCCGGTAGACTAGGCTCCCCACCCGTGCGAGAGGAGCACCATGCCCAAAACGCTAGCCGATGCGGTCGAGTACGCCAAGGTCCTGTATTACGGCATACCCGGCACTGGCAAGACAACCAACCTGGCACACCTGGCCAATCTGACCGACGTCGTCTATATTCTGGCCGACCAGTCGATCCGTACCCGGCCTCTGCGCGAGATGGGTGTGCCGATCGAGCGGATCACCCCGCTGGATGAGCTGGACCCAGTCAAGCTGGAGCGCACCTACTGCTGGCAGTGGCAGGAGGCCCTGGCCAGCGACCCCGACTCGTTCGGCATCTGCCTGGACACCGCGACCGAACTGGTCTCGCGTCGGATCGAGGGCTTGGTCGATGAGGCGTGGGAGCTAACCGTGACCCAGGCCAAGAATCGCCACGAGGAGCCCAACGAGAAGAACCGCTACTTCGTGAACCGCGACTACTACGGGGTCGAGACCCAGGAGATGCGCCGCTTCCTGCGGCACCTGCGCGACTTGCCCTGTCACGTCGGGATCTCGGCACAGGTCCGGCGCGACGTGGACGAGAACAGCGGCAAGGTCATGTACGGACCTGACGTCAACCCGGCCATTCAGGGCGACCTGCTCGGCTGGTGCGAGTTCGTGATCCGGCTGGAGCTAGACGGCCAGTACCGCGACGGCGACCGCGAGGATGTCTTCATCGGGTACTGCCGCCCCGACGAGACCCACCACGGCAAGGACCGCGACGGCGTCCTGCCCCGTATCCTGGCCCAGCCGACCATGGACCGGGTTATCGGCTACATGTTGGGCGATCTGGACAAGGACACCGACCCGGTCCAGGCCCGCTATCGCGAGCTGGTCAAGACCCGCCGGGAGAGGCGCAAGACATGAGCAAGAAAATCGAGTTCCTGTCGCCGGGCGACGAGTCGCTGAACAATGTCGAGCTGCTTGCCGATGCGCTACTCATAGTCGGCGTCCCAGCTACCGTCGAGCAGATCTCCCCGTGGACGGCGAACGAGCGGCTGATGGCTTACGACTGGGCGATGCGCGAGCATCTGCGGGCCAGCGACAACGCGACCAGGCGACGCCCGAAGCCGTCGTTCGTAGCGGTGTTGGCACCGTAGCAACCCCGCTGGTACTGTGTATGGGCGCGCACGGTGCGCGCGGACTCAGGGAGGTTGTATGAGACGACTGTGGACGTTCATGGTGCTGCTGGCCGGGATGGCTGTCCTGGCAGCGTCGGGCGTTACGGCGACCGGCGCGGCAGCCGCTGTTGTTCCGCTGATCACCTGCGAATCCGGCTACCACGTCTGGCAGGACGGGGTTGACGCCGGAAGCTACGGTATCACAGGCGAGGGCGTCAACCACGAGCTGGAGATGGAGAAGCCAGCCGGGAGCTGCTGGAAGTTCACCGGATCCGCCACCAAGTACGGTGAGCTGGTTAACGAGGCTGGCGACTGCATGACGTGGAACCACGCCGACGCCGACGTATTCCTGGAAGGGTGCAGCGCGGCAGCCGACCAGGAGTGGGAGTCGTTCGCCTGGGACGCTGGCGGCAACGGTTACCAGAACGAAGCGGCACTCCAGGCCGGGAACGACGGCGCTGTCGACCTCGCGGCTGGCGAGGGCAACCAGGAAAACATCGGCGTAATCCTGTACGCAGGCGGCACCCGCACCCCGGAGGACGCCTGGTACCTTAAGTCCTCGGGCTGAGGCTGGCTGGCCCGTCTCTTCTACGTGGAGGGGCGGGCCTCCACCTATCTTGACAGCCTGACAAATGGTCTGGTAGCGTCAGCCGTCCAAGACCAGGCAATCAACACCGGAGGTAGCAGTGCCCAAGCTTGATAGTACAATGGCCAAGAAGGTCCATAGCGCCGAATCCAACCGGAGCGACCTCGTCCCTGAGGGCATGTACGTCCTCGAACTCACCGGAGTCACGGTTTCGCAGCGCCCGGACCGCAACGGCAACAACTACTGGATCTGGGCGTTCAAGGTGGCGGATGGCGATCACAAGGGCGCCAAGCTGCGCAACAACACCGGGTTTGCTGACGACCAGCTCTGGTCCGTCAAGGCGATGTTCGACGCGTTCGAGGTCAAGCCGAACGTGAACACCGACGACCTGATCGGCAAGCAGATCCGCGCGTCGGTGGACCAGCACGAGATCACGTCGGGCGCCCGCAAGGGCCAGCTCGCCAACGGCATCGTGGACGTGATGCCCGCGGGGTCCGGCGCCGACGATGGCGACGACTGGGACGCCGACGACAAGGACGGCGACGACAAGGACGAGCCCGACTTCTGACCGGCCCCGATCGAGGGTCCCCGGGACTTCACCGCAATCAGTAACAGCCGGTGCGGGAACGGGGACCTTCCGTATCTAGCACGCGCATGATCTAATGGTATGCACGCCGGGGGGCCAGGAGTCCTCACACTACCCCTGGCCCCCCTCGTTGACGCGACAGCGATTAGGCGGCACCATGATATCAGGGGACGGCCTGTCCCACAAGCTACCGGATGAGCTGGCTGAACGTATCGGCCGGTTGCCCGCTATCCGCCCGGCAGCGGTCTTGCGATGGTTGTCCTATCTTCACGAGGACCGCCCGGGATGGCTGGAGATCGGCACCCGCACAGCCGACCGGGCCTGGTTCGAGACAGCCTGGTTTCGCTGGCCTGGTGACCGCTATCGCGTGCTCCATCACATCGTCTCTCGCGCGGGGACACACGATGTCTGGATGGCTGCCCTGCTCAAGCAGGAGCAACAGCGCGGGACCGAGCTGCCCGGCCGCTACGCCTGGTGCGACGCCGATACCGGCAAGCTGTCCCCCAACGCCGACGCTGAGATCGAGTCCCTAGACCCGGCAATCGTGCTGTCCGGGTCCCTGGGCAACCGCCAGGTGTGGGTCCGGCTACCCAAGCTGAGTAGCCCGGCAGAGATTCGCCTATACAACAAGGGCCTGATTGCCCGGATCGGCGGCGATCCCAAGCATTCGCCTGACTCGATCATGCGGGTGCCGGGCACCCTGAACCACAAAGCATGCGAGGACGGCGTCCACCGCTGCAAGACGGTCATCTGGCAGCAGCGCGCGGGGGCAGCCGTCGAGGATGACCTCTCCGCGTCCACGGAGGACACGGGGACGGACTTCGATATGCCGGACCCTGTTGACATAGGGACCCCGCCTGAGCCGCTCCGGAGAGCGCTCCAGGGCCTCGCAGACGGTATGACCCCGTCCGAGCACACGCAGCACGTGGCCTACGTCGCGGCCAGCCTGTTCCAGGACGACGGGCAGGTCCTGGCCGCCCTTGAGCAGGACGACGTCACCGCAGAGCGCAGGGCGGATCCTAAGCACCGGCAGCCTGGCTGGTGGCCTGGCGAGTTCAGGAGAGTCCTGGAGGTCGCGCGCTCGCGCTACCCCGCCAACCTGTCCGGCAAGACGGTTGCGGCAGTCCTGGTGAACATGGCCCTGGCCCAGTTCACGTTCGGCATGGCTAGTGACGGTGAACCGTACGCGCTTCCACGCGGGGGACCGCAGGTAGTCCGCATGCTGAGAGGCGACCGGTACTCATTGCGCAGTGAACTCGCACTCCAGTATTCTGAGCATACCGGGCACCCGCCCGGCAATGGCGGACTGGCCGACGCCCTGGTCGTCCTAGAGGGCATGGCACAGAAACAGGAGCCAGTGGAACTACCCATGCGGTGTGCCCGCTACGGCGACTCGCTGGTACTGGACCTGGGGGATACGACCGGCCGCGCGGTGGTGGTCCGCCCCGGTTCGTGGGAAGTCGTCGAGCGATCGCCTATCCTGTTCCGGCGTACCCGCCTGACTGCGGCGCTGCCCGTCCCTCTTCGTGGGCGGAAGCTTACCGAGTGCCTATTCCCCCTGATCAACATCCCCCGGGACGACTGGTCCCTGATGGCCGCTGTCATGGTGAGCACTCTCGTGCCCGACATCCCGCATCCGATCCCGCACCTGACCGGCGGCGAGGGGGTGGCCAAGACCAGCACGACCCGCGTCCTGCGATCGCTCACCGATCCTAGCTCGGTCCCCACGCGGGGCAAGCCGGATGAGAAAGACTGGGACGTCGCCCTGTCGGCCCAGTGGATCGTCGCCCTGGATAACCTCAGCTCGATTCCCGAGTGGCTGAGCGACGCGCTATGCCGGGCGGTCACCGGAGAGGGCACAGTCAAGCGCAAGCTGTACACCGACGCCGACATGAGTATGATCGCTGCCCGCCGGGTAATGATTATCAACGGCATCAGCACGGTAATCGCTAACGCTGACCTGGCAGGCCGGACGATTACGTTCGAGCTGGAGCCGGTCCGCGCGTACCGCAGCGAGGTCGAGCTAGCAGCCGAGTGGCAAGCTAACTGGCCCTATGCTCTGGGCGCCCTGCTCGACCAGGCGGCCGATGTCCTGGGCGCGCTGCCCGACCTGCCTCCTCTCGAGGGTTTCCGGATGGCCGACTTCGCGAAGATCGTCCAGGCCCTAGACAAGGTGAGTGGCACGTTTGCTCTGGATGCTTACCGGTCACGCCTGGAAGCGGCAGCCGAGGATGTGATTCATGGTGACGTCGTAGCCGACGCGCTGCTGGACTGGGGCCGGAAGCTGGACGAGCCCTGGGAGGGCTCAATCAAGGGCTTGTCGGAGACCTTGATAACCTACCTGGGCGGCCGACCCGCCGGATGGCCCAAGAGCCCGGAGGCGATGGTTATCCGGCTCCGGCGGGTCGGCGCTGTCCTAAGGCGCGCGGGGGTCGTCGTTGACCGGCTCGGCCGCACCAAGCACGGTTCTACCTGGACTGTTACCCACCGGGCCTAGCGCTTAGGCACCACCAGAAAGTCAAGGGCGAACTGCACGATTGGCAGTAGCCAGCACTCCAGGTCCTCACCTGCGAATCCGTACGATTCAGCTACCTCATGCGGCTTGGTGCTTGCCGCGAACTGCTGACCTGCCTCGTCGGTACTCATCCCGGCTGTCTGTTTGGTAAACGCCATACTCAGCAGGCCGTACGGGACTGGCGTCCCGCCCTGGACTGCTACTTTGGTGCGGCTGCGGCTAAACCTCAGCTCGTGGGGCTTGATTTCCCCACGGTAAGCGCAGTCGTGTCCGTCTTGTCCCATCGTGAACCTCCATGTCCGGCTCTGTGTGTAGGGGATGTAGGCGGTGTAGGTATGTCCTGGCCATCCCTTTCTTGGTTTACTCTCGTGCACGTTGCACTCTTATTCTCATATTCGAGGAGGTAGGGGGGGATACCCTACACCACCTACACCACCTACACCGCCCTACTCCTCTCCCCTTTTGAGTGCCTGGGCCTCCTCCCACGCGAGGTATCCGACCAGCCCCGCGACGAATAGCAGTACCAGCCCGCCGACGATGATCGCGATTTTCATCCCATAGCCTCCACTCGTAGTAGCCTGAACTCTTCATCGCTCAGCCTGCGGCTCGTCCAGCCACCCTCATCGCTCGAATCGGTGACCTCGACTCCAGTCGTTTCTCCTGAATCCCGGTCCGACTCGCAGCACCCAACCAGGTCAGGCCCCCTCCTCGGTTGCGGGTCGGCATCGGCCCTGAACACCAGCCGACCCCCTTCCACACTCCACACGCCCGCCATTGCCGACGTGAATCTGCAGTCCCCACACTTTATGCTTGGTGGCTCAATCTCCAGGATCATACCCGAACATCCTCCATTGACTGCGCGAAATTACCCGCGTAACCGACTTGACTTCGCCCTTGTACCCGAACGGCGTGTTCTTTATCTCTCTTACCACGGCGACCGCACCTTCCGTGCTTACCCAGTTCGGCGGCACAGCCACTAGGTCACCTTCCTTCACCTCGAACCCGCACTCGTACGTGTACAGATGCTGCGACTTCGGCAGGAACTCGACGTGCACATACCTAGACATGTGCGTTGAACCACGTCGTCTGCAGTCCCTTGCCCCCGCTTACCATCTCGTATCC